CACCACTGCGGTCAAGGCAAGCAACTACATCAACCTGCATTTAGGGGTGATTACCTAATGGCTACCTCATATTATGGAACATTGGCAGAAGCGAACACCTACTTTGGTGATCGCCTGCACTCGACCACTTGGACTGAAGCTACCCCCGCCGACTTGCCCAAAGCCCTGAACCAGGCTCGCATCAGTATCGACAACCTGAATTTCAAAGGCGTCAAGAGCGCTGTGTACGATATCATGTACGACAGTGACGGCGTCCTCTTAACCACACAACCCAGTGAAGTAACCATTATCGCTGCCGACGTCACTCAGCCATTAGAGTTCCCACGAGGCTCGGACTCCAGTGTCCCTGAGCCAGTCAAGCAAGCCCAGTGGGAAATTGCTCTCATGCTGCTGGATGGCGTCGATCAAGACAGCGAATACGAAACGCTTCGTGTGAAGCGACAAGGCTACTCGTCAGTTCGGACCACCTACGCCGAGGACGACGTCAATTCTGAGCATATTGCATACGGCATTATCAGTCCAACCGCTTGGCGGTTGCTGGGCCCGTATTTGCTCGCCGACGGTAGCATCAAGCTCAGTAGGGTCAACTAATGTAAGTTAGGAGATTGAGATGACGATGTTGAGTGATAATTTGTTCTGTGACTTTAACCTTGCTTGTTTTGAAGGTGGCGACGCCGACGCCGACGCCGACGCCGCTGCCGCTGCCGCTGCCGCTGCCGCTGCCGCTGCCAAGTCAGTTGAAAAGTCATTCTCGCAGGCTGATCTTAACAAGTTCTTAGCTGAAGATCGAAGGCTACACCAGGAGAAGTACAAGAAGTTGGAAAGTAGCTATGAATCAATCTTGGCTGACAAGGGTCTAGCATCCGATAGTAGGCAAGAACTTGAAACAGAACTTGAATCGCTGCGTGCTAATTATCGCACTGAGAAGCAGCAAATTGAAGCCGACAAAGCGACGCAGAAAGAAAAGTACGAGGCCGAACTCACTGAGTTCAAGGCGTCTTCTGCCAAGTACGAAGAACTGTACACTGACACAGTTATCAATCAATCCCTCCAGGACGCGGCAGTCAGGGGTGAAGCCTTTAACGCCGAGCAGATCGCTGGTCTCCTCCGACCTTTGACCTCTCTTCGTGACCTGGCAGATGAGGAAGGTAAGCCGACCGGCGTTATCGCCCCCATGACCGAATTCCCCGATGTAGATGCAAAAACAGGGGAACCCATCAAGACGCTCCGAACCCCGCAAGATGCTGTGCGGCGTATGAAAGAGTTACCCGAACAATACGGGAATCTTTTCCGCGCCAACGTCGTCAGCGGTGTTGGGCAAGGAGCCGCTACCGGTGGCGCTGCACCGGGTAAAGGTGGCAATGTTGACGTAGCCAAACTATCTTCCGAACAGTATCGGAAGATCAGGAAGGAGAACCCGGAACTCCTTGGCCTACGTAGCCGCAGTTAGTCCCGGGGTATTAGTTTACAAATCTCAACTGTAAGGAGTTCAAAATGAACCTTTATTGCATCCCTCAGTTGGCTTGTTTTGCCAACGACAATGACGCAATGGTCCCGGAGAAATGGGCACAAGAATCCCTGGCTATTCTCGAAGAGAATATGGTCATGGCCCGCTTGGTCCACCGTGACTTCTCGATGGAAGTCGCCAACTTTGGCGATACTGTGAATACACGGCGTCCCGCCGAGTTCCTCACAAAGCGGAAAACGGACAGTGACAGTGTAGTCAGCCAGGATGCACAGACTACGAACGTGCAGGTTCCTTTGGATCAGCACATCTATGTCACGTTCACGATTAAGGACGGCGAGTCCAGTAAGTCCTTCCAGGACTTGGTAGACATTTTCATCGCTCCGGCCTCGATGCAGGTCGCTCGCGCGGTGGATCGCGTTCTTATCGGTCAGGCCCCGCAGTTCAGTGCCAACGCTGTTGGTCGCCTGCGAGAGATGACCAGCTCGAACGCCAAGGATTTCACTCTCGCCGCACGCGAGAAGCTGAATGACAACAATGCGTACATGAGTGGCCGTAATCTCGTCCTGACTGCCGCTTCTGAGACTGATATGCTCGCCACCGAACTGTTCCTCGGCGCGAACACGCGCGGAGACGGTGGTACGGCTCTGGAAGAGGCCCGTCTGGGTCGCTTGCTCGGTTTTGATACCTATATGGATCAGAACACGCCGTACAGCGTATCCACCAACGCCGAAGTGGTTGGTCCTGGCCCCGCTGCCACTATCAATCACAACACGGGCGCTGCCGCTGGCGCTACCGGTAACATCGCTGTGCATATCGCCAGCTACGTTGCGGTCGTGGGTGAGTACCTCTGGATCGAGGGTGAAGGTCAGCTTCACGAGATCAAAGCCGAAACCGATGGTTCCGGTAACACTACGGGCATCACGCTCAATGCTGCTTATGTCAACACCGTCGCTGCTGGTGCGGACATGATCATCTACAAGAGCTGCGATGTTAATGCTGCGTATGCGTCCGGCTACAGTAAGAAGATCTTGCTTGACGGTTATGCCGCCAACAAGGAGCCGGTTGTAGGCCAGATCATTTCGTTCGGTACCACGAACGGCAGTGATCGTCACACCTACACAATCGTCGAAGTTGAGGCTGTGAATACCACGAGTGGTTACATTCTCCTGGACCGGCCCCTTACGGCTGCCCTGGCGAACAACGACTTGGCATTCCCGGGCCCCTCTGGCTCGCTCAACCTCGCGTTCCATCGCGATGCTATCGCTCTCGTCTCCCGCCCGCTGGCTCTTCCGGACACCTCCCTTGGTGTGCGTTCGGCCGTCGGCGCGTACAATGACGTTGCGATGCGTGTTTCGATGCAGTACGATATCAGCTCGCAGGGCACAATCGTTACCCTGGATCTGTTGTGCGGTGTCAAGGTTCTCGATACGAACCTCGGCTGCCTCATGCTCGGCTAGACCCCCTTCCTGTGGGGCTCCTTCGGGAGCCCCATAGGGTTTTTATTACGGGAGGCTTCAATGGATTTTGCCAGGCTGCTACACGATTTTGGTCCTCTTCTCGGGGTGATCCTATTCTTCATCTGGAGGGATTGGAAACGAGAGGACAAACTCCAAGAGCGTGTTACTCGCCTGGAAACGTATCAACAGGAAACCCTTGTAAAATTGGTCACAGACACAAGCACAGCCCTGGCTCAGAACACAGAGTATCTGAAATGGTCAGGAGCTATCATCGATGGTGTAGGGCGGAAAGATGGCTAGAGCAAACTACAATCTGATCCGCTTTATTCGGCGTGCCATTTATCAACTGAAGCATGAGTACGGCGGGGCGATCGCTCTCTACACGCTGGGGACGGTCAACACCAACTATGAGTCGGGCGTCAAAACTGCCGGGCATACTTCATACCAAATCAAAAGAGCGATCGTCCTTCCGCTACGGGTCAAGCGGGAGGTCGTCCAAACGATCTCAATGATCTCTGCGAACAAGCAGTTCGTTCAGGGCGGCACGTATGATACGGGCACCCGGACATTCATCATTGATAGGAAAGACCTGCCTTCAGGTGTTGTCGTCAACAACGACGACTGGATCACTTACGAAGGGAAGCGATATGAAATCAAGTGGGTCGATGAATTCGAGCAGAGCACTGCTTGGGTAATCATCGGCAAGACTTTGGAAGGGCATACGGTCGCGGAAGACGTACCAGGCACCGCGAATACGAACTCCCTTGGAATCAGTGGAACGGCTTCCGCAACAGTAGTTTAACCGGAGAGAGGCGATGGACGAAAACCTTGCGCGGTGGATCTTCGCGTCAATCGCTAAACACTTTGAACCAGTGGCCTCCGGGCTCACGTTACCGTATTTCGTGGATGGCGTCGACGAGCGCGACGAAACCACGATGCGGGTTTCCCACGCGGAACTTCGCGTGACCGGCCCCTTCGTCAAAGAGATCAGTAACGGGTACCATAGCGTAGATGTTGGAATCAACATCCTCTTGACTCAGCAGATGGATATCGCTGGCGCGGATTCATATAGCATAGTCAGGTGGGCGGGGCAGTTCCAAAATACGATGTTGGCCCCCATACCTATTTACAAGTATGGCACTGGCGCAGGCGATGATGACTCTCTTGTCGGCTGTATTGTCGTCAAGAAGGGTAAGAACGAAGCGGTCAGAGTTTATCATTTTGGTCAGATTAGCAAGGACGATCGGATCAAACAGTCCGAAGTGGACGCCCTGTATGGAATGGACTTAACCTCATAGGAGCCTAAAATATGGCACGCATCGAACTTCGAGATGTTACCATCTATATCGAAGACGGTTTTAGCGGGTCTGCTGTCATCGCGACGGCGGTCCCGGCCGATACTGACAACAACCTGAACGTCAATACCGTGGCGACAACTGACACTCCCGTAACAATGGTGCCCATTGGTGGTCGATTCACGATCAACTCCAATATCAACCATATTTACACTATCACGGCCGAGACTAATTCGTCTAACAGTGTCAACAACATCACGTTCACGCCGAATCTGGCGACCGCCAACACGGTCCCGTCTGTGGCTGACGTCCTGACATTCTTACCTCAACGACTTGAGGTCTCGATTGGTGAAGGGAATCTCACCTTTACGGAAGCGAAGGAATACGAATACCTCAGGGATCGTGGTAATCTTGATACCGTCAAGGAAGGCGACGAGCAACCCGTCGAGGTCACCCTCGAATTCGTTTATGACTATGTTGCTGCGACGTCTGGCCTGGCGGTCACCCCGGTGGAAGCCGTCAAGCAGATTGGCGAAGCCGCTGATTGGATTACCAGTGCAACTGACCAGTGTGAGCCGTACGCGGTTGACATTCGGGCCAAGCACTGTGTGCCTTGTGGTACGGACGAAGATGAAGACGTCCTCTTGCAGGACTTCCGTTGGGAGTCTTTGGACTACGACTTAGCTGCCGCGACGATCGCGGTATCCGGTCGCTGCAACGTCAGTGATGCAACAGTCAGTCGATCCACTGATATCGAGTGCTAACTTACGGGGACGGGGAGTTCGCTCCCCGTCCCACCTTTTCAGCGCCTACCCTTTTGGAGAAAACCATGAAGATCGGTAATGTAGACGTTACCCAAAACGAGGAAGTCCTTGTGATTCCTCGTACAGGTGATGACATTGTCATCAGAGCCAAAGCGGTCACCAGCATGGATACGTTTGAGGCTTTAGTGCCGGAGCCCAAAGCGCCCGGCGTCACCACCCGAGACGGCTTTCGACCTAACCTGAAAGACAAGGGTTACTTGTCGAT